TATGAGTGTAGATACAGAACGAATGACAATAGACTTATACGAAGAAATAAGCAAGATTGTTGAATTTGAAGCAGATGAGTTTTTGTGTGAAATAAAAACCAAAGAGCTAAATGATGAGATTGATGTTGAGATTGATTTTGAATACATTGAGGGTGATGCAGGTTGTTATAGGTGTTCAGATGGAAGCGGTTATCCGCCAACTCCTGACGAACTAATTATCTATGACGTTTATATTAAAACAACCTTTGGGAAAATTAGTATTTATCCTGAGATTTGTGCTGATGAAGATTTTAGCGATATAATGTTTAATAAATTCATTAATATAGAAAGGGGATGGTAATGCATATCAATGAAAATTACAAAAAGGATTTAGACATTAAGTTTGAGCCAACTCCTGAGCAAATGAAAAAATGGCAAAACATAATGTTAAGAGATAAAAGGAAGCGAGAAAAAAGCGAGGCTTTATCTAAAAAGGTTGCACTGACAAGCTTATTTTTGATTATAGTGCTGTTATTAGTTAATTATTTTGTAAGCTTATGAAGTGTAAGATAATAATGCTTATCGTGAGAGTTGCTGGATATATTACAGGCATAATGATTGCTTATTTTATAGACAGCATTTTCAGATATATTTGGTAATATAACAATATTGTTATAACTTAGTGTGAACATTTAAAATTACAGAACGAAATGAATGAAAAAAATGAGAGTATTTTGATTAACGAGGTTAAGATGAAATACAGTAAAAAATTAAAACACGATGAGCTTTATCAAGTAAGTAGCTCGGGACAGCTTAACAGCTATATCAGAAAGTTTATTGCCGAAAATGATATTGATTTAGATATGCAAGAGCATTTCTTTGCAATATATCTTAATCGAAAAAATAAAGTGATAGGAACATCATTGCTTTTTATTGGCGGAATTGCTTCAACGGTTGTTGATATAAGATTTATTCTTGCGAGTGCTATAAATACGCTTTCTTCAAGTGTTGTTTTAGTACACAATCACCCATCAGGGAATTTAAAACCGAGTATGTCAGATAGAGATATAACCAAAAATATTAATAAAGCTTTGAAGCTTTTTGATTGCAGTGTTTTAGACCACTTAATAATAAACGGAGAAGATAATAATTACTACTCATTTGCTGATGAGGGAGAAAACTTTTAATTTTACAATTATGAACAGAGATAGTTTTATCTTTTACAGGAGCTTTTACGAAGCAATAAACGAACTACCTGACAAAGCTCAGTTAGAATTATACAGGGCGATAAGTGAATACTCATTGAATTTCAAAGAGCCAAAACTTTCAGGAGTTGCAAAAACAATATTTATATTAATTAAGCCTCAGCTTGATGCAAACAATAAGCGATTTAAAAACGGAAACAAACCGAAAAAGAAGCAAAACGGAAGCAAAACAGAAGCAGAAAATAAGCAAAACAGAAGCAAGTCAGAAGCTAATAACAATGATAATGTAAATGTAAATGTAAATGTAAATAACAATAAAACAAAAACGCAACCGATTTTTAAAGAAAAAATTGATGAGCGTAAAAATAATTTTAGTATTGCTATTAGAAAAATTAATGAAGAAAAAAGAATATTATCAAATATTGACCTGAAAGAGTTTTTTGAATATTGGAGCGAACATTCTCCAAAAGCAACTAAAATGAGATTTGAAAAGCAAGATGCTTTTGATGTATCGAGGAGATTAAATACTTGGGCGAAAAACAAAGTTAAGTTTTCAAATACTGCAACCGTAGATACAGGAAACTTAAACGACAGTGACCCTGAGGCCACGAGTAAAAGATTTAATATAATTGAACAGTAAAATGTATAGCAAAATGAATAAAATTGATATAAACGCTTTAAATAGCGTTGAAATAAAAAAAGCAAAAATGATGAATTTTGTACTTGATGTATCAACCGAAAAAACTTTGCGGTCAAATGTTGAGTATTTTGCCAACGTGCAAGATGAAAAATTTATCTTTGATGAGAATAATACCGATTTAGTAATTGAGTTGATTAAGTATTTTAATGGTAATGAATGCAAACTCGATTTATCAAAAGGGATTTGTTTATTTGGTAATTACGGAACAGGTAAATCGTACCTTCTGCGAGCCATACAGAAATACATCCAGCGAATAAACATAAAGGATAAAAATATATTCAGGATTGCAAGTATTGAGGAGCTTATTAACAGTATTGAAAAGAAACAGCTTGATACTTACTTGCAGTTTAAAGAGCTGAATAATATGAAGCACGTTAATTTATGTATTGATGAGTTTGGCTCTGAGCTTGATAGCCAAATAAAATTCTACGGAAGTCCTGCAAAGGAACATATTGAACGGTTTCTGATGCGTAGGTATGAGCTATTTGCTGGCAAAAGGGCAATAACTCACATAACAACAAACTTAACTCCTGAGTTGATGGCTAAACATTACTCACAAAGATTGGTTGATAGATTTATTGAAATGTTTAATATTATCGAGGTAAAAGGTGAAAGTAAAAGAAAATAAAATTAAGTGCGTGAACATTTTTATACCTGACAAAAAATTATTTTGCTCACGTATAGAAATAGATAATGATATTGCTATTGTGTTATACGATATAATAATATCAATACTTACTGAGACTGGCGAAGTCACAGATAACAGAGTGGATTATAATTGTGGAAAGTATCAGTTATTTTGGTATAATGAAGGCTTTAATGGTAAAGATGCTATAATCTATAAATGTAGCGTTGAGGTAGTTGATATTATACACATATTGATAAGAAATAGATTGATAAAAGTATTAGATGATTTTGCTAAAAGAGAAATGAAAAAAGGTAAAAATTTACTTATTCAATTAAATAGAGGAAGTATAACAATTAACGATTTTAATAAATCAATTTAGCATGACAAAATATAAACTTTCAGACGCTAAATTTAAGCTTGAAGCGTACTTATTAGATTATTTACATTTACGATACGCAATAACTGAGATAATAGTACTCGGTAGCTTATTCACGTTTAAAATAATACTATTCAATGACGAGAATACTTTGATTGTTGCAAAGGTTGATTTGAAAAAAAGCAAAAAAAAACAAAAAAACATTGAAATAATTTTGTAATAATACAAAAACGTATTAATTTAGCATAGAATTTAAAATTACAGAACGATGAACAGTAGAATAAGTATTACAGATTTTGACTTTAAGTTTAGAGGCAAAGGACACTACGAAGTAACATTCACAAGCAGAAAAACGGGCAAACAATGGAGTACAGTAACAAATGATATGCCGTTGATTGACAAAACAAAGAACTGCGACAATCCAAAAATTAAAGATTTAAACCTTTTAAAAAATAAATGTAAATGGATAAGGTTAAGTTATGCTGACTTTAAAGATGATGTTAGAGTTTTAGAAGCTCTGAACACAGCCTTGATTAATTGGAGAGACAGATTGAGTAAGCTCCAAGAATTTATAATCAAAGGAAAAGGAAAAAAGAAAATTGAAAGAGCTAAAAAAATAAGCTCCGAGCAATTAAAACGAAACACTCAGTTGAAAATCCTTATTAGAACTCAGTTGAGTGATATACTAAAAGAATTACCTGAGCAAGTGAAAGCAGGAAATAAGATTGTATTGAGATACGCTGGCAATGTTGTTCACTTGAAATATACAGGTAGCAAATTTCTTGCTGTTATGGATAATAAAAATCTATTTATAACAGGCAAAGATGAGCTTTTTGCTGAGTACATTAGAAATGCAATTATTGATACTAAATATAAATTAAAATTCGGTTGATTATGGCAACGAAAGGAAAGAATGAAGCTTTACAATTAAGCACTCCTGAGCTTACAGGAATTGAAAAATCAAAAGCGGAGCAGATAAAATCTACATTTGAGCCGATGGTTGAAATGCTGGAAACTTTTGAAAGCGATTTTAACAATGTCGTTATCAGAAGCGAAAAAGGAATTGATAAAAAGCTAACTCAGGAAGCAAAAAAACTTAGGCTTGAAATAAGAAAGGTCAGAATAAATACTGACAAGCTAAGAAAAACTCAGAAAGAGGAGTATTTACGAGCAGGTAAAGCAATAGATGGAGTTGCTAATATCCTGAAATGGGCTGTTACTGAAAAGGAGGAAAAGCTTGAAGCTATCGAAAAACATTATGAACGTGAGGAGGAAGCACGATTATTGAAATTACAAACTGAACGTGAGGTGATGTTGTCAGCTTATGTTGATGATGCTCATGAGCGTGATTTAGCAACGATGCAAGATGATGTTTGGAGTGCATATTTGCAGGCAAAGAAAAAAGAGTATGAAGATAGGCTCAAAGCTGAGGCTGATGCAAAAAAGGAGCGTGACAAAAAGGAAAAAGAGGAAGCTGAAAAACGTAAAAAACTTGAAGCTGAAAACAAAAAACTAAAAGCTGAGGCTGATGCTAAGAAAAAAATTGAGGATGCTAAAATAAAGCGTCAGAAAATTATAGTTGGTTTCGGATATGCTTTTGATGGAGTTGATTTTACTTACGAAAATATAAGATTTAAACTACCTGAATACGATACTTTGAACGATGAGCAATTTAAACAGTTTGCGGAGGAAATGGATAGAACATTGAACAAAGTTAAGGAGGAGAAACGTCAGGAGGCAGAAGCCAAAAAGGAAGCGGAAGCAAAAAAAATAAAAGCTGAGGCTGAAAAAGAAGCAAAAGCAAAAGCTAAAAAGGAACTTGAAGATAAACAGGAGGCTGAAAGGCTGGCGAAATTAGAGGCTGAAAAATCGAAAGGCGATGAGGATAAAATACAAGATTTGATTTCTGATTTGCAAGCGATAAAAGATAAGTATAAATTTACCTCGGCAACCAATTTAAAGAAGTTTGCTGGTGTGAAAACTTTGATTGATAAAATTGTAACTTACATAGAAAAATAAGTGAATATATCAGTAATGAGTATTAGATATGAGTTGTTCAAGTAAATACTGTAAGGAAGTAAAAAAGAAAGTCTGTAAAATTTGCGGAAATGAGTTTACTCCTTTTAAAAGCACTCAGGCGGTTTGTTCCAATTATTGTAACAATGTATTGCAATATGAAAAGAAGCAGGAGAAACGCAAAAAAAACGCTATTATCAGTAAAACTAAGACTGAACTTAATAATCTTATTTTTGAAAAACACAAAAGGGAGCTTAAACAAAAGATGTTTGATGATTATGGTTTTTATTTCTGTACTCATTGTAACAGGACTGTATCAAAATACAGGATGGAAACACATCATTTGTTTTGGCGAAGTGAATATCCAAATCATAAGAATTTACACGATAAAAAAAACCTTAAATTGCTTTGTAAAAAGTGTCACGATGATTTTCATAATGTAAAATCAATGAGGGACAACATTGTAAAAGAAAGAGGGTTGAAAAAATTATTTGAATAAATACGAATTTATGATAGTAGAGCAGGATTTAAAAATAAGAACAGAATATTTTGAAGCTGTAAAAAGCAAAGCAAAATTATTTGAGATACGCAAAGATGATAGAGATTATAAGGTCGGATATTTTATTAGATTGCTTGAAATTGAAAGCGATGGAAAAACATTTACAGGAAGATATGTTTTTTGCCGAATAACCTACATACTTCGTGATGCTGAAAAGTATGGATTGAAGAAAGGTTTTTGTATTTTAGGAATAAAAATTGAAAATTTATAATATGGAGCTATTTGTTATTAACACTCTATCAGGATTGCAACCGATGTATGATAGTGATTTAGAGGAAAAGAAAAAACTTAAACTTAATCAGGAGTATAGAGCAGTTATTACAGCGCCTCGAAACATTGATTTTCACAAAAAGTTTTTTGCTCTCATTAACTTAGGACATCAGAATACTAAATTACAATTACCTTATGATACTTACAGGTCAATAATGACTATGAGAGCAGGCTTTGTCAATATATTTGAAACCCCGAAAGGTATTTTGTATTTGCCGAAAAGTATATCTTTTGCAAGCATGAATGAGATAGAATTCCAAGATGTTTACTCACGAGTATTAGACCAAATCATCAAAGATTTAGGAACAACCTCAGATGAGATTACAAAAGCTTTGATAAACTTTTTTTGATATTGATATAAATGTTTTGTATCTTTGATGCTCGTTCTGTAAACACTGAAAGTTTAGGCGATTGCTGTAATGGTAATCGCTTTTTTAGTTAATAATTTGGAATTAAAACAAAAATGTATTAATTTAGCGTAGAATTTAAAATTTTTATTTATGGAACGAAACATATCTTTTGACAAATTTAAGGAAATGAGCAGTAATAATCGTTTGAAGATGATTATGCTCTACTACTCAGATAAACACAAGCCTTATTTTATAGATTGCATCATTAAAACAATAGCTGGGGATAAGCAAAAAGACTTTTCTGACATTGCTATTGAAATGAAAGCTTATATTGATTTTAAAATTGAGGAGTTTGAAAGCTCTTTGGTGCAATTTAGAGCTGATTTGCGGTTTATGGAAACTCATAATAAGTTTATCAGAAAAACAATGCATCTAAATGATGAGTTAAAGGAAACAGGAGAGCAACTTATCAAGGCTGAAAAAGGTCAGCGAGGCAAAATAGAAGCGATAGAGGCTTTTACAGCTTTTCTAAAAACATTTGAAATGACCGATTATTTGAATTGGTTCACAAAAACAAGTATTAATTTAATTAACGAAAGCGAGTTTAGAAATGGAGATTGGAACACAGATTAAAGAAGCGAGAAAAAAATCAGGACTAAGTCAGGTTGATTTGGCTGAAAAAACAGGACTGACGCAAAAAACAATATCGTTAGTTGAGCGAACAGGGGAAACAAGCGTTGCTACATTGGTAATAATAGCGAAAGTCCTTAAAACAGAATTTATAATAAAATAACAAACTTTTAAAAAATAGAACGATGAAAGTATTATTAGAAGCATTAATGAACTTCAAAAGTGAAGTTGAGCCGATGGTTGAAAATTCAAGCGGATACGGATATAAGTATGCAGGCTTGGAGCAAATTGTAAAAAATATCACTCCGATATTAAAAAAACATAAGTTGATTTATACTCAGGTTATCGAGGAGGATAGTATGATAACTACATTACATCATTTGGATAGTGATGCGACTCTTACTGAAAAATTGATGTTGCCAATAGATGATTTGGTTCATGTAGAAGTTGAGAAAGTTGATAAAAAGGGAAATCCTTATAAGCAATGGGTTATTCTTGGCTTCGAGGGAATGAATAAAGCTCAGGCATACGGCTCATTGATAACATATTTTAGACGTTATTCAATATCTGTTATGTTAGATTTAATCACTGAAACAGATACCGATGGAACTGATGGCAAAGGTGCTGATAAAAAAAGCTCACCAAAACAAAAGACCGGCTCGAAAGAATTATCTGAGAACAGACCTGATGGCAAACCGAAACAATGGTTAAACGATAATAAGAAATTGCCGTTGGTAGTTGCGGAGAGCATTGCTAAGGGAATGAATTTAAAAGACCTATACACTTACTACAAAATCAGTGGAAAAGTTAAAGTCGTGCTTGAAAAAGAGTTTGATAAACAGTTAAATTTACCTGAATAATGGAGTTTGGAAAAACAAGTAAACGAAGATTAGCAACTTGTCATAAAGATTTACAGTTGATAATGAATACAGCAATAGCAATATCGGATATTGATTTCGGTATTGCTGAGGGCAACCGAAGTATTGAAAGGCAATACAAACTATTCAAGCAAAACAAAAGCAAGATAGATGGAATTACTCGCAAAGGGAAGCATAATTTTTTCCCGAGCTTAGCAAGTGATATTTATATCTTTTATGATGGCAAAGCTAAATGGGAGAAAGAACATCTTACATACGTTGCAGGAGTTATTCATACGGTTGCAGTTATGCTTTTTGCTCAGGGATTGATTACTCATAAAATTCGCTGGGGAGGAAACTGGGATATGGATGGTAAAATATTGATTGACCAATCTTTTGATGATAGGCCTCATTTTGAATTAGTGAACGGATAATGAAAAGCGATAAAGAATATAGAATAAAAGAATATCTTGGAGAGTTTAAAATTGAGGTTCTTGTAAAAACCACAATAAAACTACTCGCTTGGAAAAAAGAGTATGAAGATTGGCGAATAGTAACAAAGCAAGGTAACGCTTGGAACGGAGGCAATCCATCAAGGATATGTGAAACTTTTAGTACTCTTGAAGATGCACAAAAACGAGTATCCGATTTTCATAAAGGAGCTACATATTATTATGAAATAAAAAATAATTCAAAATAAATTTGCTTTTATAACGGTAAGTATATGAAAAGTTGGCTTTGCACTAACTTTTTTATTTACTGTAAATGCTTGTTAGCCAATTTTTTATATACATTGTTAGCAACTGCACGGTAAAATAATTAAAAAAACTTTAATATTTATTTGTGTATATCATATACATTATGTATATTTGCAGAGTAATTAATTTATAAACTTAAAAATTTTAGAAATGAAACAATACAGATTATTAACAAGCGATACAGTAGATGGTTTATTAGAACAAATAAACGATGTTGCTGAACAAGGATATGAACTTGATAAGTTTGAACATAGCGGCTCCGCTGATGAGAATTGGCAAGGGATAGCAATAATGAAAATAGAAATTGATAGTATTGATGAATTTGATTATGTAACTCCTAATGAATTAGCTGAAATTGACCCCGAAGCTAAGAGTTCTTACCTTGTTAGAAATTCAGATAATTTTCCTATTTGTGAATGTTTTTCTGATAAAGAAGCAGATGCTATTTGCTAATGGCACGAAAAAACATAGACATCTCAAATGATGTAAAAGAGAAACTTAGCATACAAGCTATAAAAAAAGGAACTAATCTTAAAAATTATATTGAGATGTTTCTTGAAAAGTTGGCAAACGGGAAAGTTGTCATAAAAGACTAATGTAGTGTTGTTGCTAACATTTATGTATTAATTTAGCATAGAATTTAAAATTACAGAACGGTGAATATATTAGTAAAACTTACAAGCGTTGATTTGAAAGAGCTTGTTATCACAGGAAAAAAAGTTGATGGATTGATTTGTCAGAAAGATGATTTGATTTGTCTTGAAAGTGAATTAACATCAACTGAAGATTTTAAGGACTTCAAATTTAGTATCTCAATGCACTTTTATAGGGGATATAATGTTGAGGTGTCTGCAACCTATAAAAGTAATGAGGTAGAAGTTGATTATGATATTGACCAATACGATGAGGTTGTTGAAATGTTACAAAAACGAGCAAACAAATAATTTAATTAATAACTTTTAAAATTTACAGAAATGGAAAATAGTATTGAAAAATCAAACAGTTTATTTGAAATTACTCAGGAACATTTGGACCTGATAAACGAAATAATGGAAGCAGGAGGAGAGCTTACTCCTGAGCTTGAAGAAAAGCTAAAAATAAATGAGAGTGAGTTAATGTACAAAGCTGGTGGTTACATCGGGATATTACGTAAAACGGCTGGCGACAGGCTTGTAATTAAGTCAGAGATAAATAGATTAAAGGCTCTTGACAAACAGCGAGAAAACTTAGAAAACAGGCTGAAAAATGCACTTAGTACATCAATGCAACTGTATGATAAGGATAAAATTGAGCTTCCTTACAATACAATATCGTTTAGAAAAACTACATCGGTTGCCGTATATTGCGAGCCTGAGGATTTACCAAAAGATTGTCAGGTTATAAAGATAACATCAGTATCAAAAGCAGAATTAAAAAAGAAAATTCAGAGTGGTAGAGTTATTGATGGAGTTGAAATTATAGAAGGCAAATCTTTACAGATAAAATAATTATTAACAGGGAGTGTTTCGACACTCCCTTAAACTTTCAAGTATGTTAAAAGCAGAAATAATTTGAATATTTGATTTGTTTTTTATGTGAAAAAATGTTAATTTTGAAAAATGGAAGTGATGAACGAATATTTATACGATTACTTATTGAATGTAGCGAAGCTTGGAAAGTGGTATCCTATAAAAAAGAAATCTACATTATCAGACATCAAAGCAATGCGAGAAAATTTTAATGATTTAGGACTTGTTATTGTAGTTGATGATTACGAAAACAACCTGAAAGTTATTGACCTTATGACAATGCAACCGATGGCAGAAAAAGTCCTCAAAGTTATAGAGGAAATACACAATGAAAAACTCACAACTAAAATTCCGAACGGTGCTTTTGTATCTGATATTATTGCATCAGGGAAATGTAGTGTAAAAATCAGCACCGAAACATTGAAAGAAGCTTTGGCGAGCTTGGAGCAGAAAGGTTTTATTATTGCTGGTAGCACCGTCAAGGGAAATAAGATTTATTATTCAAACAAAATACTTAAAGATTTAAACTGATGAACAAAGTAATGTTAGCTGGTCGAGTTGGAAAAGATATTGACCTGAGAGAGTTGAAGAATGAAATGAAAGTTGGTAAATTTTCAGTTGCAACGAACAAAAGAATAAAAATAAATGAAGAGTGGGAAACTCAAACCGCTTGGCATAATTGCACGATTTGGACTAAGTTCAACCCAAAGATAAACAAAGGAGATTTAATCACTATTGAGGGAGAGCTTGAATACTCTGAACACGATGGCAAACACTACACAAATATTATTGTGAGTAAATATGATGTGTTGGTTCGCAACGAAAAAACAGAAAGTGAAGCAACTAATAATAATCAAGCTCCTCCGATAGAGGATAACGGAGCAGATGAGGGCGATGATTTACCTTTTTAAAATAAACTAAACCAAACTTTTTGATTGCCGATTTAATTATCGGCTTTCATTGTATCTAAATGGTATCGAACAAACAGAAATACGAAACGTGGATTGTAAGTAAGGACAGGAGAGTAAAACAAGAAATCTTAAAAGCTTATTTTGAAGAAAGTTTAAAAAACTTAAACTTGCTGAGGTTGTTTTTAAGAATGTATCAGGATAATTTGCAGGCAAATATACTATCAGGACACATAAAAGCTTGTCAGCGTGCCGTTTTTATACTGAAACAGGACACTGTTGATTATTTACACTACGAAGAAATAAATAAAATATTGAAACAATTAATAAATATAGATAATGAAATTAAATAAGCTAAAAGTAAATGAGAATAATCCTCAAATTTTTGATGATTTACATTTGTTGAAACAATCTATTGAGAATTTTCCTAAGATGATGGAGTACAGACCTATCGTTTATGATAAAAAAACAGGTATTGTTCTTGGAGGGAACAAAAGATTAATCTGTTTGCAGGAAATGGGAGTTAAAGAAATATCTGATAGCTGGGTAAAAGATGCAAGCGAGCTTACTGAGGAGGAAAAGCAAAAGTTTATTCTTTCAGATAACATCACTCACGGAACTTGGGACTATGATATACTTGTAAAAGATTACACTCCAGAATTACTTGAAGATGTTGGAATTGATATGTCAGATTATAACTTTAATACTCCTGAGTACAAACCAAACATTGCTCCTGAGCAGGGAGATAATGAAGTAACTAAGGCTGAGATTGAAGCTTCTGAGCAGGCAAAAGAAATGTCGGCTGTTATCAAGAAGAAAAAGACAATAATTTGTCCTCGCTGTTTTGAGGAATTTGAAATTGATGAGTAATGAAAAGAATAATCAAAACAATAAAAAATAACAAATGGATATTCGCTAAAACGATGCCATCAAATCCTCACTCTTACATAAGGAGAAGTAAGGATAATAATGATGATTTCATTTATTTTGTTGGCTTTATCAGGAGGTTTGGCAAAGTTTACAATTACGGAGGTAGAAACTATGTCGGGTTAAACATAAATGGTCATTTATATTGGACTATGGGAGAGCCTATCGACTTAAACGGTAAATGGCATACCATTATATTAAATAGAGCTAAAACCGTTTACGCTTCACAATACGACAACATCACTGATGAGTATTATAAATTCTTTGAAAACCCTAAATACGTGCAGGAGGATAAGGAATTGTTTGAACAACTCAACATACAGGGAAGTGTTTTGGATGCTGGCTGTGGTTTCGGCTTGGCTCTTGACTACATAAAACCTGATAAGTATATTGGCTTCGATATATCAGATGGTATGATAAACAAAGCTAAACAGCTTTATCCTGACAATGAATTTGTTAATTGTTCAGCCGAAGATTTTTATAGTACTGAGCAGTTTGATACTATTATTTCATTGTACGGCTCTCCGAGTTATTTTAACAGAGCTGATATTACTAAATTAAATGATATGCTCTCGGAAAATGGAGTTATGTATCTTATGTTTTTCAATGAAACTTATATTCCTATAACACATACGGAATTGAATATTGATGAAACAATAAACATTCGTGTATCAGCTCAAAAAACAGGTCGTGAATTTGGTAATTATACAATCGTAACTATAAATAAATAACGATGAAACAGAAAATTAAGAATATCGGAATACATAGAGTAATGCACTCTGATTTAATGCTTGCTGATTTTGATGAGTTGATGCAGGGTGAAATGGTTGATGTAATGTATAGCGACCCTCCTTGGGGTGTTGGTAATTTGAAATATTGGCAAACTATGAATAAGAAAATGACAGGAGCCAATCCAAACGATGTAAATTTAGATAGCTTTTTAGATAAAATTTTTAGCATAGCTGAAAAGTATGTTAAGGAGCATATCTTTATTGAGTATGGAGAAAAATGGCACGATGAAATCAAGGCACTCGCTAAAAAACATAACCTCGTTGACAACGGAACAATAAAGCTCAGGTATCAAGGAGGCGGAAAGCTTCGACCTTTGGACTTACATCTGTTCGGAAAGCGTAAAATAAACATATCGGAAAGCTATATCAAAAGTGTAACTGATACTTATGGTTACAATACGTTGGTGCAAGTAATGAAGCCTTTCGCTGGCAAAGGAAAAACAATAATTGACCCTTGCTGTGGAATGGGATATACTGCTCAGATAGCTATTGATAACGGAATGAAGTTTATCGGCAATGAGTTAAACGAGGCACGATTAAATAAAACAATAAAAAGGTTAAGTAAATGAGATACTATCTAAAAACTAATGTTTATGTAGAGGCAATTAAACGAATAGAATATTTGTTTGATGAGTTTGATAATGTTATTGTCGGATTTAGTGGAGGTAAAGACAGTACTGCAGTTCTAAATTTGGCTCTTGAAATAGCAGAAAAACGAAACAGGTTGCCTCTAAAAGTTATGTTTTTAGACCAAGAGGCAGAGTGGCAGATGGTAATTGATTATGTTCGCTCAGTTATGTATGATGAACGTGTCGAGCCTTTATGGTTACAGATACCGATTAAGCTATTCAATGCAACATCACATACTGAGGATTGGTTATATTGCTGGGATAAAAAAGAAAGCGATAAATGGATACATCAAAAAGATGATATTGCTATTAAAGAAAACATTTACGGAACAGACAGGTTTGGCGAAATGTTTACTAAGTTTGTTGAGGTAACATATCCTGAACAAAAAACTTGCTATTTATCAGGAGTAAGAGCAGAAGAAAGTCCAAGACGAAGCATCGGACTAACATCACAGGCAACGTATAAGCATATCACATACGGAAAAAAGCTAAATGAAAAGCTCGGTCATTATACATTTTATCCTTTGTATGATTGGAGTTATACCGATATTTGGAAATACATTTACGATAATGATATTAAGTATTGCAAAGTGTATGATTTGATGTATCAAAATGGTGTGCAACTTCAACGAATGAGAGTATCAAACTTCCATCACGAAACAGCAATAAATGATTTATTTTATTTGCAGGAGGTAGAGCCTGAAACTTGGAACAGAATTGTTAAACGAATGGATGGAATAAATACGGCTGGTCAATTAAACAAAGAGCAGTTTTTTATACCAAAAGAATTACCTCCTATGTTTAAAGATTGGAGAGAGTATCGCAACCATTTATTAGAGAATTTAATCAAGGAGGATAAACGTGATATTTTTAGAGCTAAATTCAAGGCGATAGATGAGATATACACAGGCAAAAGTATTGCAATGGCTCTTGATAAGGTTTGTATCAATAGCATACTTACAAACGATTATTTCTTTACTAAAATTGGCAACTTTATGAGGTCGCCAAAGGTAAACGAATATAAAAAATGGAAAACAGGTAAAATGAAACTATCTGAGTTGCATAAAAACGGAAACACTTATATTGAGGAAGAATTAAATAATCAAAGATGAAATTAACAAAAGAAATACAGGAGCTTATTAATAGCTCAGATGATAAGTTGAAAGTAATATCTGAATTGAGGAAAGCAATCAATGAAGTTTCTCCATTAAAAGAGCAACCGATTGATAATGTACTTTGGCAACCTATCGAAAGAATACAGGCAAATGACTACAATCCGAACTCAGTTGCAAAAGTAGAAATGAAATTGCTTTATACCTCAATAAAACACGATGGATATACTCAGCCGATTGTAACAATCTATGATGATAAAATTGATAAGTATATTATCGTAGATGGTTTTCATAGATACTTTACGGCATTGAGCAATCCTGATATTCTCGAAAGAAACAAAGGAAAGTTGCCGATTGTTGTTATCGATAAAGATATAAATGACCGAATGGCTTCAACCGTGAGGCATAATAGAGCAAGAGGAAAACACTCAATTAATGGTATGGCCTCGATGGTTTATTCAATGCTTGATAACGGCTGGAAAGATGAAGATATTTGCAATGAGCTTGGTATGGAAGCAGAGGAACTCGTCAGACTTAAACATATTACAGGATTTTCAAAGCTTTTTGAGAATGTTGAGTATAAAAAAGCTTGGGAGGCAAAACAACAAATTCTGTTAAGGAAAAAGTATAATATTAAGTAAAAATAACCGATTTTGTAATTCTTTGGGAAACAAACAATTAGTCAGGTTGGCTCACAGGGAAAACAAAAAAATAAAACTTCACAAAATGCACAAAACTTCACAAAAAAAAGCACTCTTTTTAGAAACATATCCGAAAAAGAACTATAACATCAGTAAAACTTGCAACGCGATAGGCATTTCAAGACGTACTTTTTACCTTTGGATAGAGGACGATAATCAGTTTGAGATTGATGTTGAAGATTTGCAGGAGGCTGATTTAGATGATAGCGAAGAAACACTCCGAGTTTTAAGAAAAGGAATACCAAAATTTGATAAAAATGGCAACTTTGATGGCTGGCTGATGCGACCTGACACTGCAAGCGTGATATTTCACTTAAAAACCAAAGGGAAAAAACGAGGTTATGTTGAAAAAACGGAGGTTGAAAATACAGGTACGGTTATAAATTGGATAGAGGAAAAAACTTACGAACCTGAGAATGATATTGATAATATTGATGAGGTAAAAGATAAAGAATAAATGAAATTAACCTATAAGCAAACTGTCGCATTAAGGTATCTTGAAGATTGTACAACTGAGGAGCTTTTATTCGGTGGTGGTGCTGGCGGAGGCAAGTCAGTACTCGGCTCGTTTTGGATTTTAAAGATGGCTCTAAAATACAAAGGAACACGCTGGCTAATAGGTAGAGCAAAGCTTAAATCTTTGTACGACACAACTGTAAGGACATTCTTTGAAGTGGCTAAAATGCAAGGATTGAGAGCCAATATTGACTATAAACTAAACAGACAATCAGGACTTATTCAATTATTCAATGGTAGTGAGATATTTCTTAGAGATTTATTTTATTATCCATCAGACCCTGAATTTGACAACTTAGGCTCACTTGAAATCACAGGTGCTTTTGTAGATGAAGCCAATCAGATAACAGAAAAAGCAAAAGATATTTTAGGTAGTAGAATTAGATACAAGCTTGATGAGAATAATCTTATCCCAAAAACCTTATACACTTGCAACCCATCTAAGAATTGGACTTATAGAGAGTTTTATCAGCCTGACAAAAACGGCACAATCAAAGATTACAGGAAGTTTCTTGCTTCATTGGTAACAGACAACCCAAAAATATCAAAACACTATATCCGCAACCTTAACAAGCTAAAACCAAAAGAAAAGGAACGCTTGCTGTATGGGAACTGGGAGTATGATGATGATATTGCAAAGCTGTTTGAGTATCAAGATATACTGTATTGCTTTGATGATTACACTCTAAATGAAGATACAAAGGACTATTATATCAGTTGCGATGTAGCACGAAAAGGCTCTGACTATACTGTTATAATGTTATGGAATGGTCTTGATGTTGTGCTTATTGATACAATGGAAACAAGCAAAGTAAATGAGGTTGTCAATAGAGTAAACTTGATAAGGGATAGATACAATGTTCCGCTGTTTAAAATTGTTGTAGATGATGATGGTGTCGGTGGTGGTGTCGTTGATTATTTAGGTTGCAAAGGATTTGTGAACGGTAGCTCTGCAAAGAATGGAGAGAATTATGCAAACCTTAAAAGTCAATGCTATTTCGTTTTATCAGATAAGATTGCAAACCGTGAGGTAACAATATGCGAAACGGAACATACTCAAAGGATAATTGAGGAGCTTGGAGTTGTCAAGCAAAAAGATATTGACAAAGATGGTAAAAGGAGGATAATACCAAAAGATAAAATGAAAGAAATACTTGGTTACTCTCCTGACTTTTCAGATACGTTAATGATGCGAATGTATTTTGAATATTCAATTAGTTATGCATCGGTAACAGTAAGAAGATGAAGCAAAGAACAAATATAGTTATAAGGTTTTCGAGACGTATCGTAACATCATACCTTGAAACAATCAAATTTAAGTTTAAGGTCAAAAATTACAAATATAATCAAATTGATAAAATAGGCGATTTGCCGTATTATTTTACTCTATGCAAATACACAACCGCAAAAAAGGAATTAAAGCTGACACGCAAGCGGAAAGTAATATTGAGTAGTATATTTGAGCTTAAATGGAGTACAATTATTGCTCTTAGCTCTATTGATACAAAGAAAGTTGATTTGCTGGACCTAATTGAGATATATTCTGAGAGTAAAATCAACCTTAAAAAGCTTAGCAGAAAATCAATTTATGAAGTATTTGCTTTATACAATTTTATTGAGAAAGAAATGGAAAGGCTCAAAGCTTTTGAGGAGAAGAATTTTAAGAATGCAGTAAGCTCAGATGAAACACGAGCAGGAATTGAAAACCTCAGCCGATACAGTAATATGATACTTGCTGAGGATATTGCTCAAAGCTGGAATATTACAATAGATGAAGCTTATGAAAGGAAGTATAAAGAGGTTATTGCAAAACGATTGAAAAATCAAGACCTTAGAGATTACGAACGTGCTTTAAATGAAATAATTTTGAAGAAAAGAAAGTAAATATTTTGATTACTTTATAAATTTAAACTTTTTATTATGGAAGCAGATTACAGACCGTTATACATCAAGTTTGATGTAACAGGGAAAACAGGGATTGAAGCACCTGAACATTTCTTAAAAGAATTCAAAACAGGCGATGAGGCAACTAAGTTTGTTCATTCAAATTTTGTGGCTGTCGGTGAAAAGGTAACAGGATTGAGATTTCTTGACCCTATTGAGATTGAAAATTTAAGGAAAGATTACTCCGAATTATTGGAACATCAGTTGCCAATATTAGAAAAAGAGTTGCAGGAAGCTAAAACAGAGTTTGAAAGAGCGAAAAGAAAATTGCAGGAAGCTCAGGAAATGGTATCAGCCAATATGTTAAAAGTAAAAGCACTTGCTCACGAGGTTAGAAAAGGCAATACTCCAATAGACTTAGATGAAAAATACACTTGGGGAATTGCTGTTAATAATCATTACTTTTATTATACATACGTTGATAAGCAGATTAAACTTGTCAAGGTGGTTGAAATACCTGATAATGAAAGACTGGATTTATACAATGCGATGAGCTCAAATGATGAGGTATTTGATGTAATTGCAAAAGATGGTCTAACAGCTTGGTTCAAGAAGCAAGAAAAAACAAAGGTTAAAAAATCAGCCGAAAAATCTGAGGAGAAGAAAGAAGAAACAAAAGATAAATCAAGAGGCAGAGGCAGACCAAAAAAAGATGAGCCGATTAAGTCATAAACGAGGTAGAAAAAGCAAATACACTCACAGCCTGAACGATGGATATTGGAAAGAGGTTAGAATGAGAGTAATTGCACGAGATAGAGCTTGCAAAATTTGTGGCTCTATTTTGTATTTAGAAGTCCATCACTTAACATACTTCGCAAATGGTAAAAGTATCAGAGGCCACGAGCTGGAACATTTGGATAAACTGTTATTGCTTTGCGGAAAGTGTCACGATAAGGTTCATAAAGATATAAAACACAAATACAATCCTAAAAACTACAATAAAAGGTATTGATTATTACATTATACATACTGTTTCTTTGCCTGAGTGCAATTATTTTTCTTGATGCAAGTATTTGTACCGACGTGGAGATGTTTATACAGGAGGTAAAAGATAACCGACAACAGCTTTCTATCTCAATTTTAATATTTAGAAAAGCTCGTGATGATGTTTTAAAACACATTGTCGGTTTAGCGAGCAACTCTGAAAAATAGTAGAGTTGCTTTTTTTTCAACAAATTATATCATATCTTTGATAACAAAATTACAGCAAAATGATAGCAGATGTTTACGATATTTTTCAAAATGTAGCTCAGGCGAACGGTCTTGAATTCTATTACGGAGTTAAAGATTATCAGAACGTGCAAAGCAACCTTATAGACCTATCAGGAAAAACAGTTATGTATTTAGCTCCGATTGTAAAGCGTAAAACCCCTTGGTCAACCAGCAAGAACGCATCAGAAACTTATGAGATACTTGTTTTCATAGGAGTGCTTTCAAAGATGAATGAAGAATATAAGGATAAAAAATATATTGACAGAATAAGACCTTTGGAAACAATGGCGGATAAGATTTGCTCTCAGGCAAATTGTGATAACAACTACTCAATAAACACTTGCGAATTAAAGGAGGCTATCAATGAATTTGATGGCAACCTTGATGGTTACAATATAACTATTCAGATGCAGAATGTAGATAGTTTATAATGAATATACTTAGTAAAATATCGAACAAACTAATATTTGATTGGGCGAACAACCACTTGCAAGCGGTCAAAAAAAAGTATGTATCTTGGGGAGTAAAAGCATCAGGAGAGTATGGTAGTGCTTTAAAAATTACTCAAAAAGGCAAAGATACAATTATCACAGGTGCAAAGCATTCAGAATATACAGAACACGGACGTAGAGCAGGTAAATTTCCAAATGTAGGAGCAATCCGAAAATGGATAATTGACAAACATATTACTCCTGACAATCCTAAAATATCAAACAATCAATTAGCTTATTTAATCGGAAGAAAAATTGCGAAAAAAGGAGTTAAAGGCTCAGCTAAAAGATATAAAAAATCCAGCAACTTATTTGAAAGTGAATTTAACACGAAAACTATACAGGAGTTGAATGATGAATTACTCGAAGTAACACAAACTCAGGTTACAGATGAACTCAGAAAACTATTTTTGTATGAATTTAAAAAAGCTTAACTATGTATGACCCACGAACAGGATTGACACAAAAAACAGAATCAGATAATTCTTTCTATCCGAATGATATTTTAAAGCGTGATGATGATAACGGTGACGAGTGTTCTTTTGTAATGGCTCACAATGATAACGTATTAACATATCTAACTAATAACAGCAATTCGGAACTTGGAACAGTAGCTAAAAAAACAACACTGAGGTTTGTAACAAGTCAAGGAACTTTCTTTTTTGACGTTTACGGACAGTCGGTTCTGACTTATAATTTTTACCAATTTAATATAAAAGATATTGTACAATCGGTAATAAGAGAAAATAAAATGATAATGAACGGATCAAGCTCTTATTATGTAAATTTTGAGAACGGCATCCCTGAGGATATTGATGTTTATGTTATAGTTTATGATGAAGATTATACGATGTATCAAGAATATACATTGGTAGACGATTTGATGTTTTTAAGTGGTTATTTTCAAAACAGGAGATTGTCATTGAACGGCTTGGTAAACGATAATTCTGATATGCATACTTGCTTGACAAAATACACTCAGCAAACAGCTGACACTTTAAATAATGCTCAGGGAATTAAAGTTTGGAAAGGTTATCCGATGGTTATATTCACTTTAATAAATAAAGAGTTTGATGAAGTTAATTATATTGGATATTCAAAAGCTGTCGGCTACACTCATATTGAAACAAGAAACATAAATGCATCAGGTAACAAAATGGTGTCAGCGATTGTTGAAGATGGCTCAAACTCTGTAATAAACACGCTTGATTTAAAAATTAATGAACGAGGTAGATTACTTGTGTTTTTCACTTTAACAAATAATTATGTAGCAAGGCGATATCTTTACCTGACACGAGGCGAGAGTTGTGATAATGGTGTGTATTTACGCTGGAGAAATAGTGTAGGAACTTGGAGCTTTTGGCTGTTTCCTTATGTTTATCATATCTCAAACAATGCAAAATTAAAAGGTAGTTATTATAAGTCATTGACTAATAATTTTATTGATAATGATTACAGACGGAATGCAATATACAAAGAAAGCGAAACTATTATTACAGTTGGCGGAACATTTACGTTGGAAGATATGGAAACATTACAAAGTCTTTTCACGAGTGCTGAGGTGTTTATTTATACAGCCGAAAAAGACAGCGGTCTTGGTCTAAACGGAAGTGGCTGGGAACAGTTTTGGGATAAGATTGAGGTTGCTGATGGTAAACGATTATTACATAATACCAAACATAAGAAAATAGAACTAAGTTTTGCTATGATTTTAAACGACCAATATAATCACTTTAAATAATGGAATATTATTTTAATAACGAGCTTATTGTTTTTTCAAAAAAAACATCTGTAAATATGAATTACAAGTATTTGAGTTTTGATAAGTATGCTTACACGCTCGGATATACGAACACGATGAAGATACCAACAAAGGTAAACAGCAAGTTGTTTGAATTCATAAATGAAATTGGTAGTACTTCGAGAATGAACTCTCAGGACTTGGAAATCAAAGCTGTCAACACTCCTTTTGGTGATGTTAAAAATATTGGAATAATTAAAAAAATTGACAAAGATAACCTATCTATAAATGTAGTTGATTTTAACAAAGTGCTTTTTGATAACTTAAAGAATACATCTTTGCAGGCTCTCGAATTTAACCATCTAATAGGTGCAGATGCAAGTCATAATTTTGATTGGTGTACGCATCACAACGCTATTGAATACGAGTACTTTTACCCTGACTATATTTTTTATCCTTTGTTTATAAATGGCAATTCTGATGGAGCAAGTTATGAGGGATATTTTGGCGGTGTTGATTTAAAAAAAGCTGAGAGAGTAAACAACTTTCTTGAAATAACAATGAACGATACAGGACATACCAAATCCTTGTCTATTCAATTAGCATATTCAAGTCCTTTTATAAAGTATAAATTAATCATTGATGCAATAGAAACAAAACTTGGTGTTACATTTGTAGATGCATCAGGAAATAAATTTACAGATTTTATAAATGAGAATTACTTATCTTTAAAATCTCATAATGAAGCTTTTCCTGATGAGCCAAAATATAAATATTACAGGGAGGGAGATATGACAGGTCTTAATATTGGCTTGGCTTTTCCTGAATGGACTGTATTAGACTTCTTAAAATCAATATTCATACAAAACTCTTTATATTTCACCGTTGAAAATAACATAATACAAGTAAGAAAAATAAAAGATTTATTGCTTCCGAGCAACATTATAAATGTTGGAGATATGTTTTATAAGCATTCGGTAATAGATAAAAACTTTGCGTATAAGCTGTTTAGAAAAAGAATGCTATTTTGTTATGCTGGTCGTAACAAACAGGATATGAGCAGTGCGATAGGTATTGAATTTAACGAGGATTTCATAATACCAAAAGATGAGAATGGCAAAGAATACTTTAAGGTGCTTTACGGTGAAAACAAGGAAATTGAGTTAAAAGCTTCTGATGGAATTTCATTTGGAACATTCGGAAGTTTACAAAAGTTTTTTCACGCTGACCATATCTGTGCTAAAATGAGTTGTGATATTCAAGATTATGACATTCACGATAATAGTTATAGAAATGACGAAACTTTTATTTTAGTTGAGGAGTTTTCTGAGAGCTTTCAAACAACCGTTGATACTGAGTTTTTGAATTTGCTTGCAGGAATGTATGATTATGGAGATAGAGTTACATTTTTAGGCTTTCTAAAAATCAGTGATGTTAATATGCTGAGGCTCCCATTGGTGATAGAGACACCATCTTCTGGCAAATACTTTATAAATGAAATAAAGTATAAAGAAAACAAAGAAACAAAGGTTATTGCAACTAAGATAAACGATATTAAAGCAAACATAATAATATATTGATATGAGTGATACAATAGAGCTTTTAAAAGTGAGCCTTGATACTGATAAGTTGGCTCAGGACTTGGAGAAAACAAAGGTACAAATCTTAGGTCTAAAACAAAGCACCTCAGAGCTTAAAGCTGAGAACGATAAGTTACTTGCATCGAATAAGCAATTAGCAAGCGAGGGCAAGAAAAATACTGCTCAGTACAAAGATAACGAAACAGCTATAAACAATAATAAAAAAGCCATAAAAAGTAATAATGAAGAAACAAAAAAATTAACTCAGACACAAAAGGCTCAACAAAAAGTTGCTGATGATTGGAAAACCGCAAATGAGAAAAACGGACAATCTATAAATGCGATGAGGAAGCAATTAACCTTAGTTACCAAAGAATGGACTAAATTAACAGCCGAAGAAATTAAGAATACAAAGAAAGGTCAAGAGCTTAACAAAGCAAAAACCGACCTTACTAAAAACTTGAAAGAGCTTGAAAGTGCGACAGGTGATAATAGGAGAAATGTAGGAAATTACTCGGAGAGCTTTGGTGTTCTTGGCAATTCAATGCAATCGGCAGGCGGAAAAGCAGGGCAACTCGCAGGTATTATTCCAAAGCTTGGCTCAACATTTAAAGCTTTATGGACTGTAATGAAAGCCAATCCTGTAATTTTGATATTGAGTATAATTGCTGGATTGATAGCAATGATTGGAAAGGTGCTTAGCAAATTTCAACCATTAATAGATTGGATAAGTGATAAACTTGCTTATGTTTCAGGCTTGGTTGATGGCTTCGTTACAGCAATGCGAAGCGTTGGCGATGTTATCAGTGCTGTTTTTAGTGGAGATTTTGAGGAGGCGAGCCGTTTAATGGGAGAGCTTGGAGCAAATATTACAGCGACAGCAGAAGCAACGGAGGCTCTAAATAAAGCTATGAGGGAAAGCGAAAGGTTGAAAAAGCTAAATGATGCCACGACAGCCGAAGTGACTAACACAATGGCTAAATTAATGGCTGTCTATAAAGATGAGGGAAAATCAGTTGAAGAAAGAACGGTTGCTTTTGAAAAATATTGGAAGATGAAAAAGGAGCAAGCGATGGACGATTACAACGCTGAAAAAATGGTTACTGAAAAAATCATTGCTCTATACAATGCTAAATATAAAACACTCCTGAAAGAGAAAGGCATCAGACTTGACAACGCTGTATCAATCAAGAAAGCTCTTGATGAGGGAATATTGAACGAGGAGGAATATGATGAGGCTATAATTGCAGTGACAAAATCAACTGAACTACTTGGAAAAGTTGAGGAAACTGAGGCTATGAAAGCTCGCCAATTTAATACTATTAGAACAAAAGGACTGTCCGAATTACTATCATTACAGAAAGCTCAACTTAATTATTATAAGGTTAAAAACCAAACAGCAATCGAAAGCGGAACAAAGCTAAACGATGAGCTTTTAAAAATGGAACAGGATAGGCTTGATAAAATAAAGAATAAGGAGCTTTCTATTATACAGAAGAACTTGCAAGCTGAATTAGATGCTTATGGTACAAATGATAATAAAGTTAAAGAGGCACGTTTAAAATCAGCGACAGAAAGATTGAAGATATTACAGGGATATAATAAAGATGTTCAGGCATTAGATAAAGCTTATTCTGACCAAAAACTATCAGATGAAGCAAGTAGCTTGAAATTATATTTGGCTCAAAATAAAGAATACCTTAAAGCTGTTACCGTTGATAGTGAAATTGAGTTGCAAAAACGATTAACAAAATTGCAGGAGATACAGCAAAAGGAACTTGATTTAATTGAGCAGAAATATACCAGCGGAATAATATCTGATAATGATTACCAAATTGCATTAATTCAAAATCAGGAGAAATATGACAACCTGAAAATGCAAAATGAAAAAGCGTATAATGATAAGATTAAAAAGGAAAAAGAAGAGGCTCACAAAAAGATAATTAAATCTTTAAATGATATAACTTTAAGTGAAGATAGTAAAAATCTTAAACAAATAAACGCTTTTTATGATGCCAAACAAGAGGCATTACTCACCAATTTAAAAAATGGTTTATTAAGTGAGCAAGAATATAAAGAAATGTCACTGCAAAACGAGGCAGATAAACAGGAAGCTATAAGTGAATTGAGGAAACAAGGTGTTGAGGATTTAAAGCAAACTTTATCTATTGCCAGCGAAGCAACTCAAATTTATACTGATGCGGTGAACGCTTACGCTGAAAAGGAGTTGCAGATTGCTGAAAGTGTTTACAATGGTAAAAAATCAGCTCTTGATAAACAGCTTAAAAGTGGCAAAATAAGTCAAGACGAATATAATAAACAACTTCTAATTGCCGAAATTAAAAAGGTGAAAAAGGAGAATGAGATTAACAAAAAGAAATTTGAAAGCGATAAGGCTGTAAAATTGGCTCAGGCTATCTTGGCAACGGCTCTTGGAGTTGCGAACTCATTGAGTACAGGAATGCCTTGGGGTGCAATCTTGGCTGGATTGAGTGCGGTTGCTGGAGCTGTTCAGATAGCAACCATTTCAAATACTGAGTTTACTCCAGCGGAGTTACCTAAAATGGCTCGTGGTGGTGCTATACAAATAGGAGGCAAACCTCACAGTCAAGGAGGAACACAATTTTACGGAAGTGATGGAACAGCTTTTGAAGCTGAGGAAGATGAGAATTTATACATACTTAACAAAAGAGCAAGCTCAAAAATAAATGCTTTGAGCCGAGTAAATGAAATGTTTGGCGGTGTTTCATTTGGTACTAAAAAAACATTCTTACAGTCAGGCGGAGGTGTTCAAAGGAGTGCTTCAATAACAAACAGCAACGAACAATTAACAGCTTCTTTTACTGAGGCTATTGATAAAATGCCATCACCAATAGTTGCTGTTGATGAAATAAATGATGTGTCAGGTCATATTGTTTCAGTTGAGGAAAATTTAACTTTTTAAATCAATAAATTATGAATTTGTTTACAGCAATTACAGTATTGAAAAACAGTAAAGCTTTATCACAGGCATTGATAACAAACGGAGTTGTATCAGCAACTATTTTTAATGAGCATTCGATATATTCAAAAGTGATGAAAGCTGTCAGTTATGGTCAAGGAAAAACCATCGCTGTAAAAGAAACGGCTGAGCTTTACAGTGTTCACGAAAGTTATGTTTGGCGAATACTGAAAAAGTTTAATGAGAGTTAATCACTATACTGATATTGAGAGTAAATTTTTTATCGGAACAAACATTTAATATATTTGACAAATGGAATTATTCAAAACAGATGTAATTTTTAAAAGCTCGCCACGAGTAGAGGGCGATGTAATCTACGATGTAGCAATCGCAGAAAGTGGAAAAACAAAAGATACAAGATTTGTAACAACAAAATTTGTTGATGATATAGTTAAGCTTGGTAACGAGCAAGGTCAAGGAGTAAAAAGCCGTTTCGGACATCCGAATATGTGTGCTACAACTTTGGGAACTTACATTGGTCGTTATAAGAATTTTAGAGCTATGTATCGTGATGGAAAAAAGGTTGCAATAGCAGATTTGCATCTTGATAAAACAGCTCAAAACTCTCCGAACGGAGATTTATACACATACATTAAGGATATGGCAACTAACAATCCTGATATGTTTGGAAACTCTGTTGTGATTAGCGTTGCTAATTGGTACGAAATAGAACACGAGGGCAATGTTTACGATGTTGCAGATATAAAAGGTTTTATTGCTTCTGATTTAGTAGATGAGCCGACAGCAACTAATAATCTTTTTGAAAACGGCAAAGATTTAGGATTGAAACTAACTCAATTCCTTGACGAAAACACTGAAATATTTGACGTTTTAGATAACGAGGAGGTTGTAAAAACTTTCTTTGACAGGTACGAAAAACATTTAAAATTTAATAATAAATCTGATAAAATGGGAAAATTTGGAGATAAAATAAAGTCTATGTTTGGAAAAACAGACAAGTTCGAGATTGATGTTACCGATGCAAACGGTGAAATAATCAAAGTACAAACTGATAACGAAGAGCCAATCGTTGGCGATGCAGTTACCAAAGAGGATGGCTCACCGCTTCCTGATGGAGATTATTTACTTGCTGATGGTAAAACATTAGTTGTATCAGGCGGAATTATCACAGAGATAAAAGAAGCTGATGATGGTGCTGGCGATGGTGCTGATGGTTCCGATAGTGGAGCAGGCGATGGCTCAGGTGATGGTGCTGGCGATGATGGAATGAACAATGCCGATGATAAAGGTAACGATGATTTCGGAAAGAACATTAAAGATATGAAAGAGCAGTTTGCTTCTGACATTAAAGACATGAAAGAGCAATTTACCTCTGACATTAAAGAGCTTCGCGAAGTGGTTGAGTTTATGGCTAAGAATATCTCATCTGATTTTGAGATTGAGAACAAAGGTAATGATACCTTAAAGAAAAGTAAAGATAAAGATGAGCCTCGTACTCTAACTATCAAGAAAAAATAAATTAACAAACTTTAAAAATAAAATAAGATGGCAGGAATTATAGATTTCACAGCATTAACACTCAATCCTGAGGAGGCTCTTAGCCTTTCGGAAATAGTGTTTGAAAAAGTATTTGAAAATCCAACACTAACTGAGGTTCACGAGGTTGTTACAGGTGTTATTTACGATAAGTTTATTCCTATTTTTGGAAAACTTGGTATGGTCGGAAAAGCATCAACTCACGGAACAGGTTGCGGAGTAAATGACAGCGATGCAGAAATACCAACATCGCAAAAGAAATGGTCACCAAAGGAGATTTCTACTCGTTTAACTCATTGTAAAAAAGATGTACCTGAGTTGTTTAAAGCGTTCAAACGTAGAGTAAAGGCTCTTGATAGTTACGATTTGGAGGGTAGTGAAGAAATGCAATTTTTAGCTTCTGAGTTGATTGAATCAATGCTTGAAGCTATTTGGAGAATTGCTTGGTTTGCTGACACAACAGCCGATAATGTTTCAGGCGGAGGTGTAATTACTGATGGTATTGACGTAGAATTTTTCGATATGATTGATGGTTTGTTTAAGCAAATTTTTACAGCCGTTGCAGGTGGTTCAATCAAGAAAATATCTATACCTGAAAATGCTGGAACTACTTATGTAGCTCAGGACAATTTGCCTATTGATAGAGCTTATGAAGTTTTCAAAGCTGTTTACAATGGTGCTGATAGCAGATTAAGAGGTGTCAAAGGAGCTAAGATTTTAGCAACTGACAGTATGATTGCAAATTGGATTGATTTTATGGAGGATAAATCCTTAACTTTTCAAACTGAGCGAGCAGAAAAAGGGACGAGCAAACTAACATTCAGAGGAATTCCAATCGTGAAAATGGATATTTGGGATAGAATGATTAGAGCTTATGAAGATGATGGCTCAGCTTGGCATTTGCCTCATAGAGTTGTTTTCACAATACCTCAAAACATTCCAATCGGAACAATGGATGAGGAAAGTATGCAGGAAGTTGACAGCTTCTATGAGAAAAAAGACAAGACTAACATCTTGGATGCTGTTTGGACCGAGGATGCAAAACTTATTCAAGAATACTTGACTATTGTAGCATATTAATTTATGCTCAATAGTTTTATTTATTAATCTTAAAAATATAATAAGATGGCAAATTGCAACGGAAATATAAGTGATGGCATTCTTAATGATTGCGATAACCAACCGATAGCAGGAGTAAAAACCAAAGCTTGGATGATGAATATTAATGATGTTGATAAGGCTGGTTTGGTTTTTGATGCTACAAATTCATTGATTATCAAAACATTTTTGATGAAAATGGGAAATCACGCTTTTAACCTTGAAGTGTTGAAAAACTCTCTTGGTGGTGATTACAAAAATGTATCGAAAGAGTTTGGCTCGGACTATTGGGCTCATACTATTGATATAAAAGTAACAGACTATAACAATGCTGTTAAAGCTCGATTAAAAGAGCTTACAAACGCTGAGGTGTGTGTGATTTTGGAGAACAAAGGAGCAGACAACGAAACAAAGTTTGAGATTTACGGTCTTGACAGCGGTCTTGTACTTGGAGATAGCGGAAGAAACACAAACGAAAATTCAGGAGTACTTAGTATTATGCTTAAATCAGATGATGGAGCAGAAGAACCAAACGTACCTTATACGATTTTCGACACAGACTATGAGACAACCTTAACAATGATTGAGGGATTGGTTGCGTAATCTTATGGACTTAACTACGACAACCTATAATGAGATTAAAAGGAACGCTGAATTAACAAAAGCGTTCCTGAAACTCATCAAAACTCATTTTAGCGAGTTTAACGGTACATCGTGCGAAAAAGTACTACTAACATATTTTAACAAAATAAAAGCGAGACAAATGGCAAAAAGTGATGAAAAAAAGCAAACTAACGAGTTTGTTTTGGCGGATAATAGAGTATTGACATTTAAAGGTATGTCATACACTAACAAAAATCTTACTGATGATATTGCAATGCAATTTATCAATCAGAATTTTAAAAGGATAAGTGCTTTTAGCAAACATCCTAAAAATTACAAAAAGAGAGTTGCTGAGCATATCTCTGACTTGTTAGAAGCCGAAGAAAAAAACGATTTGGAAGCTATTGCTTTGGAGGAGTTTGGTGTTGATTTAGATAAAAGACACAGCGTTGCTGAGTTGAAATCTCAAATTGCTGAGCTTAGAGCTAAGAAAAAAGATACTCCTGAGCAAAAAGGAAACAGCGAAAATGCTGATACAAGCGATGAAGAAACAAAGTAATACACAAAAAATATAACAGCCTCTTTTATTAGTGGCTGTTTTTTTCAATATGAAAGTAGAGCAGGTAAAATACGAGCCACGAATTACGATACCTTTTAATAGACAACAGGGAATACATCACTACGGAACAGGAAATGTATATCCTCAAATTATTGAAGCTACTATCAAGGCGAGTTCGACAGGCAAAAGCATTTCAGACACAGCCTCAAAATTTATTCGAGGGAAAGGTTTTGCAGGAGGCGAAAATGTAATCGTTGACAAAAAGGGGACAACCTTAAATCAACTACTTAGAAAAGTAGCAAAAGATGTTTCAAAACATAATGCTTATTCTCTCCATATCAAATACAATTTAGACCAATCGAAAGCGGAAATAATTTATATCCCTTTTTCATGGGTTCGCCTCGGCAAAAAAGATAGTAATGATTATATCGGAAAAGCTATTGTTTATGATAATTGGGGAAAAGACAAAGGTAAAAAAATAAATAGTGATGATTTTAACGTGCTTGACGTTTTCAACGATAATAAAGAAATTGTAAAAGCTCAGATTGAAAAAGCTGGCTCAATACAAGAATATAAAGGTCAATTATTCATACATACTTTTGATGATACAACTATTTATCCTTTAAGTCCTTTTGATGCAGTTGTTACCGATATGCAAGTTGATACTGAAATCCCTATTTTCAGATATAAAACTATACGCAACGGCTTTCAGAATATTACTCTATTAAGACATTTGCCTTTTGAGACTCCTGAAAAGGCTGAGGCTTTTGTTGAAGATATACAGAGTATTCAAGGCTCGGACAACGCTGGCTCAATGGTTGCCGTCGAGGACAAAAATATTGGTCGTGATAAAGACACAAAAGGAAGCTTTATAATTGATGAATTAAAAAGTAATCTTAATGATACTTTGTTTGAAAGCTGGATAAATACAACTCAGTTGAATGTTTATAAGTCTTGGAATGTACCTGAAATATTAACCAATTTTAATAAAGTTGGTATAACAAATCAGTCAGGCGAAACATTTAAGCAAGCGATAAACATATTCAATTTTCAAACACTTGAACACAGGGAGGAGATTGCCTCTCAATTTAAGCGTGTTTTAAGCAACTTTAAAACAGATATTGTAATAGACTATAAAATTGAACAAATAAACTACGAGGGCGGAGATAATGCAACTAATAATCAATAAAAATGACTTTGCAGGCATACGAAATATATCAGTTAATGCTTCTGATGATATAGTTAATGAACATATCAGGAACGCTCAGATAAGTAAGTTTGTTGATTACATAGGTCAAGAGCTATTGGCAAGAATTGTAAACAACCTTACAGCTCCTGAAATCGTAAACATATTAGATGAGAAAGATTACACTTACAAAGGTAAAAATTATACAAGCTCAGGACTAAAAACGGTGCTGGTTAATTTATCTTATGCAAGATATGTTCTAAATGGCTCTGATAACGATACTCCTTTCGGGTTTGTTAAAAAAGACAGCCAATATAGTCAGCCGACAGAATATAAAATATTGGTCGGTAAAAGTGAGGAGGCTGAAAATATTGCTTTTGCAGATTTTAGAACTGTTCATGATTATTTGATAAGACACAGCGATATTTATCCTGAGTATATTGGTAATTGCAATGTAGAGCGAGAAGTAAACGAAACGAAATTTATAAAAATATCAAGGTAATGGAAAAAAATACAGATGGTTCAAAAGTAATTTGGCAGGGAGCAAGAAAATATGATGTTACTGAGTACTCCGATGATAACATTGATAATATATTGCCGTCAGTTTGCATAATGAAAATTAAGCCAAACGACACTCAAACAGGAAACGAACTTATCAAAGTGCTTTTAGCTGGCGAAACAGAGCCGAGAACAATCGAGCTTTGGGAGGTTTATTATATTAACATAATGGTTAAAAAGGTTTTTGAGAATGGCTCAGGAATTGATATTAACGATGTAATACTTTACGCATAATGATACATCCGAGCCAAACATTTTTACCTCCATTTCTGCAAGGCGGAAACGGTATTGAATTCCCGATGAAATTTATAGGAGTTTTTACTCCGACAGTAGGGCAAGAATATCCTGACAACATACCTGACGTTGGAGATTTTTATATCGTTGATGGATTGTCTGAAAGCGGTTATACTTTTACAGGCGGAGAGTTGAATGGTGTTACTATTCATAATCAATCTGCATTAATAGATGATGAAGATACAACTTGGAATGTAGTTGCTAATTTCACAACTATTGACTTAGGACCATACTTAAAAAAGAATGGCTCTATACAAATTGATGCAGGCTTCGTTCCATCAAACGATAGAGATTTAGTTTATAAAAAATGGGTTGAGGATTTATTTAACTCTATTCCGCATAACTTTGTACCAAAAACCGTTTTTATATCAAAAGCTGGTAATGACACGACAGGAGAGTTAGAAAATTCTCAGAAGCATTTCGCTACATTTATGGGAGCTTACAACGCTAAGATTGCCGACAACTGGGAAAACGATTGGACTTTTAAATATGTAAATTCAAATGGAAAAAGTTATTACAATGATGTTTTTATTGAGAACGATATATTAATAACACAAGATTATCTTACTCATAGAGTTATTGTTGATGTAGCCAATAATGTAACTTTACAATGTAATACATCAGACGATAAAAGCTTGTTTGATGTGTTAAATAATCATTGTAAGATAATAATAAAAGGAAATGGTAATTTTTACAGAAATGGAAGCCCCACAAATCCAAATCTGTGTCATGTTTTTAGTGGTTATGGCATTCGTATTGACAGTGCCAATGTTATAAGAAATTTTGTTGGCGGTAATTGTGTTACTTCAAGCGATGATTATAAAATAAAAAATGTAAAACTTATAAAATCTGATATAGGTCATGTAAATAATCGACATACAGGAGCTTATTTTGAAAATATAGAACTATTATCCGCACAAGATAGCATTTACAATAATGCAGGATATAGACCAGTAACTTATAAAAATTGTACGCTTGAAAGTGATTTAGGTTTTACAATAAGAAACAACGGAGGGGTTATCCTTGACGACTGTATTCTTAAAACAAATTTAGGCGGTGCGAATATTAATATGTATAAAAATTATAATTACAAGATTAAGAATACAGATTTTTATAATTATCGCGATGCTGATTGGACTACAAATATTTACTTTAGTCATATTACAGCTAAAAGATTAAGATTAGAAAATTGCAATTTTTATATTGAAAATCCATTAGTTGATGATTATAGAAATAATATTGCAAGTATTAGAAATGGCATTCGTAAAGATTGCGAGATTATAAATTGTGTGTTTAATAAAGGTTTTTTTCAACTTATGACAAGTCATTCTGAGCCTATTGGCGTTTCAAGGTATCTTAGAAAAGATGAGGTTATTGTTGTAGGAACAGAATATGAGTTATTCATAACTCCGTATGATAACCATCTTTGGAGTAATCCCGACACAGTTTCATTAGTTGTTACAGCAAGCACAACAAACCCCGAAGATTTGGTTGACGATTTTATTGATGCTTGGAATGATTATGCAGTAGCACACCCCGAAAGTGTAGCTTATGGGTTTAATGTAACAAAATTTGAAAATGCTACTTATGTAGGATTTGATGCTTTTGGCATTAATAATACTTATAGAGAAACAACTAATTATAATCCTACGAATGGAATACATTCTCCAACAGGATTCTATAAAAGTTTTATTGATACAGCAAGAAACAGTAAATATAGTGCGAGCTTTATTAACACTATTGATATTGATAACTTACATAAGAATATATTAATAACCTCAGCTTATACAGGGGAGAATTTTAAAAGATTTCACGTTTAAAATAAAATAAGATGGCAGTAAAAAAAATAATAAAACAAATCGCATTTCAGAACAGGTTAATAGAAATATTTAACAAGGGAACAGATGATGAAACTACTATTGAATTAGTACCAAATGATAGAGTTGTAGTAAAATATGTCGAGGGTGAAGAAACTGACTTGATAGTTGATGGAGCTTTGATTGAAACTCCTGATATTGATGAGCCGAGCATCTTGACTGAAAAGCAAAATATGAGTTCAGGCAATCCAAACAACTATGACTTATCAACAGTTGGTAGTCAAGAGTTATTAACAGCATTACTTGAAAAAGTTGGTGCAAAAATCAATGAGTGATGGGATATAACAAAAACGGCATTTATATTCTTGGAGGCGATGGTCAAATTCCATCAATAACAACTGAGCAACTTAACAAAATTTCTGATAATGAGCCAGCAAGTATTGTTCAGGTGATTGATACTGACAGCTTATTGCTTATTAAAGGCGATAGCAAGAAGAACATCGTTACTGAAACAGTATTTATTGCCGAAGATTTTGAGGGAGGTGTACCTCCTTATCTCAATTTTACAGCAGATGGTTCAGACCAATTTTATGTTAATAGTTTTGAGCCATTTGAAGGAAACAACTCTTTGATTAATTGCAATAATGGAGGAGCTTCAAATAGATATTCAAATAATGTTAGTATTCATGCTTGGTTCGACCTCGCTGTACCTGATAATTTAACTGAAATAAGCGTTGCAATGATATTGAAATGTGCATCTGAGGGGGGTTTTGATGGGGTTGAGGTTTTTGCTTGTGATACATCTGTAAATCTTACAGGCGGAACAGTTATATCAGATAATGGAAGTTCAATAAATAACCTTAGCGGACTGATAAGCTCTTTAAATAATTTTACTTTTGAGGATTTTAACATTCCGAGCAAATACATTGGTGATAATGTTCGTATTGTATTTCAGTTTACTTCTGATGGAAGTATAAATTCAGGATATACAGGACTTAATATTGACAACTTAATAATTAAAGGTAGATAATATGTTTTTAGTACAAGATAAATCAAACGATGAATATAAAATTGTTGAAAGCGTTGATGCAAATCAGATTAATTATAATGACAATGTCGTTGTTTGGAGCAATCAAGGTCTTAAACTTACAGATATAAAAACTGTAAAGGAAAATTTAAGGCGAATTGATGGTCTTAATGGCTGGAATGACAAAAGACCAATTGAAAAAACTATATTGACTCAGTGGTTTTGTACTACTCAGGAAAATATAAACTCTATTTTTGACAAATCCGAACAGGTTGAAATAATAAGTAGAGCTTACGGAGTGCGACTATTAGATAATAGTCACGAAAGCAACGGAAGAAATTACTTTAATAAGTTTCGTTCTGAGCTTGTTTATGACTACCGAAACGGTCTTAAAACAGATGTTGATATATTTGGTATAGAAAGCACGCTCTCAGGTGTTACGAGCAAGCTAATTACAGGCGATTGGTTAAGTGCAAAAGCTCTTTTAAGTGCAATAGCACCACAGGGGAGTTTTTCGCAAGAGATAAAGGATAATTTACTGTTAGATTTCACAACCTACATAACTGAAAACTACTAATGAAAAACTATCAACCATATTCGAACTATACAAGCAAGGAGCTTGAAAGATTATTGATAAGACACTCAATAAGAGAGAAGCTTCCTGAGTTTGTCAGGGAGTTAATAAGATTAGCTTTTAAAGATAATTGGAACGCTCCTTTGGAATTTGATGGTTGTAGCGTTGTTCAGGATTTTAAACATCCGGATATCGCTTGTTTTATTCACGATTGGTTGTGGATAACAAATAAAGGCGGTAAATTTTCAAACAAGCTGTTTCATAGTCTTATGATTTTAGAGGGTTACGAGTTTGGAGAAGCTAACAAAAGAAAATTTGCTGTTACCTTAGCTTGGAATTTTGTTTACAGATTTAAGAAATATAAAAAAAGTGACATATCTTTGTCAGATGTTAAAAAAATAATACCAAAAGAGTTTTTGTAATGAATTGGAAAAATATTGTAATATCAGCTGTTATCGGATTGTTAATATCTTCGCTTGGAACGGTGTTTTATTACAGTTTCAACACTATCGAGGGCAATAAAAAAGTAAGAACTGATGTTGCTCACTCTGTTAATAATCTCGCTGAGCAGTTTGCTAACTTTACGGAATCATATCACGAGCAGATGGAAACTTTGAACGGTAGGTTTGATAACCTTTCTGATAGTTTGACTTGTTACAGAAGTGAAGCAGGAAAGGCAGGAAAGGACAGGGCAAAATTAGACCGAAAAATCAGAAAAGTTATTTATGAACTTGGTGAACAAAGTGATATTTTCAAGGAAATGTACGAAAGGCAATATATTAATTATAACCGGTAAGCGTATGCGGTCGTTGCCGTAATTGAAACACGAATTATTAATATAAAAACTAATTAAATATGGAAAATAAAACTTCAAATAAAAAAGAAATTAAGGCAATGCCGTATGACGCATTGTTATGCCCCGTTGATTTATTTCGCTATTTTGTGAGAAAACAATATGAGGGAATAGAAATAAGTGACGAAGATATAGATGAATTACGAATTGAATTTGCGAAATACTTACACAAATTAAACCTAACTGATAAGCAAAAGGAAAACATATTGCCTAAAAGTACTTTTGATGTGATATTAAATGCTGAACATCCATTAAAAATGCACGGATTTGAAGCGGCTTATGTTTTTCATTTTGCAACATTCATTGAAAAAATGCAAGAAGAAGCAAAGAAACAAGGTTATTCTCCTAATGGGGCATAACAATCTAACAAACGACACAAATGAAAGTAATGGATTTGCAGAATTACGAGGTAGATAATGAAGATTTACAGCGATGCGTGATTGAAATTATTCCGATAATTATAAAGTCA